ATCATGCCAAAAGCTCAATTGCTAAGAGAAATACAACGGTTTGTAAAAGACAAGAATCGTGGTATTTCAAGACAACTTTTTGCTGAACTATGTGGGATTAGCTTTACTTTATTTCGAGATGTTTTTATCAATGAAACTATCCCTATGTCAGAGAATACACAAATACGAGTATCAAGGGGATATGCTGCTTACAAGCGTGGTGAAGTAGCAGTAATGATGAACCGAGACCAAACAAGGTTTGTACAGTTTAGGAAAGAACCTAAACCAATGTATAAAAAAAGTACCGGTTTACACGTAGTAGATGGTCAGATTAAAATTAGGGTAGGTATTCGTAATGCAGCAGATTATTCAAGTAGTGATTTAAACGAACAGCTAGGGGGGAAGTATGGCTAAGGTATTACACGACTACAAATGTAGTGAACATGGTTACTTTGAAGGATATAAAGCAGAATGTCCAATGAAGCAATGTCATGGTGAAGTTTTAATGGTTTTCTTACAACCACCGGGATTAGTTGGTGAGAAAACAAAAAAGAACGATAAAACCTTGAAACAATTAGCAATTGACTTTAAGATGTCAGATATTAAGTCAACACGTCAAGGTGAACACCAATCTGGTTACTTAACCAAATATGGTCCAACTGAGGAAAAGGTAGAGAAGATGCCGATGTTCCACGTGAAGCAAGACCGGGAGATGCTGCTGTTTGGGGTGGAGGGTTCCAAAATCTCAATATGGCGAGTATATTATCGGGAAGAGCAGTACAATCAGTAAAAGGAGAGGCTGTCGGTTTAAGTCCATCTGAAGCTGGTATCCGTCAGGGACCGGTGATAGACCCGAAAGCTACCATGCGAGACCATGAAAACTTGAAGATTAAAACATGATAATTCCACCAAATGCTGACGAACGTGAATTTTTTTACAAAGAACTGATACAGAAGTGTCAAGTATCAAGTGATGAGCGTAGGACCGATTACTCGAATCTTCGGTCTTTTTATTTGTTCGGCAATTCGGAAGAACAGTCTCCTGCCGTATTTAATAAAATACATCCACACATCGACCAACTGACTAGTTTTCTGTACAGTTCAGAAACTACACGATTCTCAATTAATCTGGGTGCCTCTGTTGACGAAAGAGAACAGTATAAAGTTCCTAAGTTAACACAAGCACTTAATGATGAGTGGCTTAACTCAAATGCTGACCAAGTGTTTTCAACTGCCCTTACATGGGCTTTAGTCTACAACACAACTTTTATTAAATTAATTTACAACAAGGGTATTCAACCTTTTATGATTGAACCCAGTAGTATCGGTGTTCTCAGAGAAGATGTACCTTATACATCAAGACAAGAAGCATTAGTTCATACGTATTACATTACCAAGTCTGAACTATACGCACGTCTGTACGACCATCCGAAGCGTGAGCAGATTGTGGCAAGAGTTAATGCTTCTTATGCACAACAAATTCATAATGAAGTGCCGGATGGACTAAGCGTTATATTGTCACAGTCACAAGTCAACATGGTCGGTAACGTCAATATGCAACTAGGTCAGTACAACAAGTACAAGGCAAAAGTAGCGGAAGATACGATTGAAATGAAAGAGTTATGGCTTTGGAATGATGAAATTATGGATTATCAAGTCGTTACAATGGCAAATCCAAACGTCATTATTTATGACAGACCCGGTGAAAAAGTATTCTTAAAAGGCGAACTTCCTTTTGTACAACTATGTCCTAACCCACAATATGATTATTATTGGGGACAGAGTGAAGTACAACGGATGATACTTTTACAACAAGCAAGAAATAAACGCTTTGATGAGATTACACAACTTCTTGCCAAACAAGTTAATCCTCCAATGATGATTAGTGGCTTCTCTGGAATTATGGATGAAAAGAACTTTGCGTTAAATCGTGCTGGTTCTTTCTTATCAAGTGATATGCCAAATGCTAAGGTAGATAAATTAGCACCGCAGATGCCGGCAGATTTGTTTAGTGAATTAGACCGTATTGATGCAATGTTTGAAGAAGTGTCTGGCATTACCAATGTATTGTCAGGTAAGGGTGAATCAGGAGTGCGTTCTACAGGTCATGCCTCACAACTTGCAAGACTAGGAAGTTCAAGGGCAAAGAAGCGTGCATTAATTATTGAAGATAGCTTAGAAAAAGTAGCAACACTTTATTTAAAATTAATGGCAGTTTATGACAATACGCACTTTACAACTGAGAATGAACCTGAGAAGATACCATTNATAGCAGAACAATTTACAAGAGATTATGCTGTTAAAGTAGATGCACATAGTAATTCACCTATCTTTATGGAAGATATGAGAAACTTAGCATTTAATTTATTGAAAGCTGGTGCAATTGATAAAGAATCTCTGCTTGACTTATTAGAGCCTCCAATGAAACAATTGCTTAAAGAGCGATTGAAAAAAATTGAAGAGAAGCAACAACAGCAACAAGCTAGTAAACAAGAAGCAACACCAAAAGGTAAACCAGATTTAAAGGTAATGTAAATGGCAACTACAGGAAACACACAACCAAAAGCAGACCAACCAAGAGTAACCTCTGGAAGTCTTACTAAGGATACTGGTCCTAATTTACAATATCGCAATACAAATATTAAAACGGTAGGTCGTTCGATGGGTGGTCGCCCGGTAAGAGAATATGGTCGGGGGTAGTACAAGTTTCCTGTGAGAAGGAAAGGGCTGTGGCTTCCTTGCCCTAAATAGGTCGCCGCCTCGTAAGGAGATGAAGATGCGTAAAGCTAGAAAAGGACGTAAGTCACGTAAGTAATTCTTCGGAATTGCTTAGGTCTTACTAAGAAACCTCCCATGGGGGAGGGAATAGAAATATATCCCCCACTTGACAAACTGATAGAAAGGTTTAATCTTTCTTGTAATTGAATAGGAAAAAACTATGGCTGCATCACAAGACAAATTGATGGAATTGATGAGTAAAGGCAAAAGCGGTGCTAATGCTGGACCAACACCAACACCAACTCCTGCTCCAATGGATTCGATGTCCGATTCTGGGACTCCTCCAATTGCCGCACCAATGTCTACACCAGAACCAAAAATGGGTTCAAAAGAAGGTGCGATGATTAATTTGTCGATGGCTATGGATTTAATTGAACAAGCATTACCTGCTCTTGGTTCAGAATCAGAGCAAGGACAAAAAGCCTTAGCTGCTATACGTTCACTTACCGGTGTAATCGGTCCACGTAAAGGCAAAACCAACGAATTGCAACAATCTGAAATATTACAGATGTTACAATCCCTGCCAAAAGGTGTAGGACCAGATGCAATGAGTTCTCCTCCAATGGCAGGTCCAGCCGGAGGGGGTATGCCTCCTCCACCAGTTCCATCTGCTCCCCCTCCTCCAATGGGCGGTGGTGCAGGTCCACAACCTATGTAAAGGATAGAATCATGGATTTATTTAGACCTAAAGGAGCCGGTCAGCCACGTAGACCGCTTGATGACAACCAGAAGAATGGTCAAATCATTAACACCCCACGTTACTCACGTTTTGGTGGATTAGATTCAGCTAAAAAAACTGCTGAAAATAATCAAATGAAGATTGTTCCTCCGGGCGACGGCAAAAAAGTTATTTAATTAAATAAGGGGGTAGTATGTCGTTAGAGAATTTAAGTTTTGATGAGCGAGATTCATTGGCTGAACTGTCTAAGAAATTAGCAGATAATCCAAAAACTCGTAAAGCGTTTTTACGTTTAACTAAAGAAATCAATCCGGATTTACCAATACCTGAAATTGAAATCGAAGAGAATACCAATTCAGCTATCCTTAAGATGCAAGCTGAAAATGATTCTTTACGTAACAAGTTTAGGGAGAGAGAAGCCTTAGATGATTTACAAAAACGCAGGAATAACTTAATGAAAAAAGGTTTGGCTAAGTCAGACGATGATGTTGCTGCAATTGAAAAAGTAATGCTTGAAGAAGGTATTACAAATCACGAAGCGGCTGCACGTCATTGGGCTTGGATGCAACAAGCAGCAGCACCAACACCTTCACAATTTCATACAAATGTAGCAAAGAATCAAGGATGGGATTTAAGTAGATTTTCTAAAAACCCAATTGGTACAGCAAGAGATGTAGCACACGAAGCGTTAGCAGAACTCAGGAAGAATAGACCGATTGGGTTCTGATGTAGTATTAGGGGGTGGTAGCTGCGATAACATCAAAGCATTTTGTTGAATTTTAATAGGAGAGCATTATGGCTATAGGTGGCGGTATTTTACCTGCGGCTGGTACCTCGCAATATACAGAATTAACGTACGTTACAAGACGTGCCTTTATTCCTAAGTTGGTNGTCCAGCTATATAACAGCACTCCNCTGATGGCAGCTTTGATTGCAAATAGTCAACAAGCCACCGGTGGTGTGTCCCAAGTAACAGTTCCCGTTCAGGGTTCTCAGTTTGTCAATGCACAATGGTCTGACTACTCTGGTTCTTTTAATCAGCCGTCAGTACAACAAGGTGCATACAACGCTGAATTTAATTTAAAGTTAATGATTGCACCTGTACCGTTCCTCGGTATGGAAGGTGCAGTACAGCAAGACCATGCAATTATCCCTCTCATTGAGGCTCGTATGAATGATGCGACTAACGTGATGATGGATGCAATGGCAACTGCCTTGTACAACAATACAACCAATACACAACAATTTATTGGTTTACCTGCTGCTGTCGATGATGGTACAGGTACTGCAACTTACGGTAACATCAACCGTAACACATATACTTGGTGGAAATCTAAGCAATATGCTGCTGGTAACGTTAACCCAACTCGTCAAAACGTGTTGCAATACATTTCTGGTACTGTGAAAAACGGTGCTGAAGTGCCAACATTTGGTGTTTGCGGTTTTGGTACTTGGACATTGTTAGCACAAGATTATGTCGGTCAAGAACAATATGTCATCACTCCGGGTAACGGTTTTGATGGCGATTCAAATGGTCCTCAAGCCGCTTTCCGAGCATTAATGGTCGCTGGTGTTCCAATTTATCCAGACCCATATTGTCCTGAAGGTACAATGTATTTCTTAAACTCAAACTACCTCAGTCTGTATATCCATGACCAAGGTTCTTTTGTGTTCACAGGTTTTGAGTCTACTTTGCCTAACTGGCAGATTGGTTATGTAGGTGCAGTTTTAATGATTGCCGAATTGGTAAGCACTAAACCTAAATCTATGACCAAGGTGACCGGCTATAACTCACTCAACATTTAAGGAGATATACCATGTCATTAAGTTTACAAAAAATCATACTAGCTGGTGCCGGTAGTAATACTCCCGGTGCGTATTTTCAAACCCAAACGGTTGCTGTTGGTGCTACTACTACAGCTTTAGTACCTGCTGGACTCTATGTTTTAATTCCGTCAACAAACGTTAACGTACAAGCAACAGCAGATAATGGTTCTACATGGACTACATTTATTGCTGCTAACGTAGGTGGAACATTGTTCTCTGATGGTGTTAACATTCGGTTTAACAACAGTTCTACTGCTGCTAACGTCACATTAATGACTGTTAACGGTGGACAGGCTGCTTCCGGCACGTATAACCAATAAGGGGAAACAAATGGCTAATCCAGATTCAGTCTCACAGTATTACCTAGATAGTTTCGGGAATGGTCGTATTGGTGTTGTCACAGCTACGCAACTGAATACGGCTGGTAACGCAGTAGTTACTATTCCGTTGTTAAGTGGTGGTATGACTAAAGGTGCATCAGCAGCGAGTTCAGGTGGAGTGATTGTACGTAGAATTACGCTCAACAATCCATCTGGCTCTTTGTCAACAGCTAACGTATCTATTACAACAAGTAATGACGGTAATATATCTAATGCGGTTGTAGCAAATACAACGGTTAGTATTACTGCAACTGGTTTGTATCAAGATTTAACGATTGCATCACCTTATAATGCCAATACGGTTGTAAGTGGATTTAATACAAATGCTTTATATGTCAATGTTAATACTGCGTCTGGTAACAGCAACACAGTAACGATTGCCGTATATGGCGATGTTGTCAGTTTCTAATGACCACATACTTTGTAACAAACAATACGGATACCGTTCTGACTGATAGTTGGGACGGTAAACCGTTTGTGTTTGAACCGGGTAAAACCATTGAGGTACCGGAAGAAATAGCAGTACACGTATTTGGTTATCATTCAAAAGATAAAGCACCATACTTAGCACGTTTTGGATGGGCTAAAACTTTAAATGATATACCGGAAGGAATTAAAAAATTGGAGCAATTTGTCATTAGTGATGAGGCTCCAAGAGTAAAGAACCATTCGATACCCCCGGTGGTGGAAAGAGTACCTTTACCTGCATCAAAACAGGTAAGGGGAAAAGTCCTTAGCCCAGCTTAATATGGATAGAATATGTCACAACCAACCTTGCAAAGTTATGTTACAGAATGTCAACGGCTTCTGCACGATGCTAATGCTGTATTCTATTCAGTTCAGGAATTAACTGATTATATTAATACTGCTAGAGAACGGGTAGCGAGAGATACTGGCTGTACAAGAAGTTTACAAATTTCACAGGTTCCTGCTAATCCTGTAGGACTAACATCGGTTAATCCACCAATACAATGGGTAGCTAATGCAACAGCTACAACAGGGACTATTGTTTTTTTTAATATTTATTCGTACACCGTTGTAACAGGAGGTACGTTTGCTTCTACTCCTCCACCATATCCGGGTAATACTGGTTATGCACAAAATGTATATCCACCATCAACACCATTTACTAATGGTACTGTAACACTTCAATATGCTGGTCCAGTAGAAGTTATACCCTACGCTTCATTGCCACAAGGTATTAATACATTGGATATTGTGAATGTAAATATTTTTTGGGGTAATACTCGGTATCCATTGCTATATAAACCTTGGACTCAATTTAATGCTGAGTTACGTTATTGGCAAAACTATGTAGGACAGCCGGTTTGTTTTTCTGTGTATGGACAACAACAAATTTATTTGTCGCCTATACCTGACCAAATATATACATTAGAAATTGATACAGTTTTATTAACGACTCCATTGACAAATTTATCAGATACGGAAACACAATTGAATGACCCGTATACAACACCTGTTGCTTACTATGCTGCGTATAAAGCTAAGTTTAAAGAACAGAGTTATGGTGAATCTGAAATATTTAAACAACAGTACAATCAACAAATACAAGCTGCACTAACTTCTACCTTCACAAGAAGGATGCCAAGCCCTTACTTACCGGTACTGTAATATGGCACAAAGTCCTGAACAGAAAAAATCGTATCAGGTCATTAAACAGTTTAAAACTGTTAATACCAAAGCTAACCGTACAGCAATAGACGAGACAGAATTTTCATGGCTAGAAAATGCTATGCCGGTAGGATATTCTAATCTTAAAATTACTGGTCAACGGTCAGCAATTACTTATAGCGATGGTAATGCCGTTGTCTTTTCAGCTAATGTCACTTATTTTAATTCTGTTAATCTTGGTTTAGATGATTATATTGTTGCATTTAAAGATGATGGTTCGGCAGAGGCATTTAATTTACAAAGTAAAACTTTAGTTACTGTTGGTAATGCTGGTAAATTTTCTAATAGTGGAATA